ATTCAAGGAAAAAAAGTTTTATATAATGAAATAGTTGAGGAAGGAATATACTTATATGATTTATTGGATGTAGGAGAAGAAAACCTATACATTACCAATAAAATAATTTCACATAATTGTGAATTTCTGGGATCTGTTGACACGCTAATCGCTGCTTCTAAACTTAAGACATTAGTATTTGAAGAACCAATTACTAGAAGTAAAGGATTGGATGTATACGAGAAACCAAAAGAAAAAAATGAATACTTAATGACAGTTGACGTTAGTCGTGGCATCGGTGGAGACTATTCTGCTTTTATTGTATTCGACATTACAACAGTTCCCTACCGCATAGTAGCAAAATATAGAAACAACGAAATTAAACCTATGATATTTCCTAGCGTCATTAATGATGTTGCTAGGGGATATAACAATGCTTGGGCAATGATTGAAGTTAATGATATTGGAGATCAAGTAGCATCTATTCTAAATTTCGATCTAGAATATCCTAACGTTCTTATGTGTGCTATGAGAGGACGTGCTGGGCAAATTGTTGGTCAAGGATTCTCTGGTTCTAAAACACAACTAGGTGTCAAGATGAGTGTCACCGTGAAGAAGGTTGGTTGCGCTAACCTCAAACAGATCATTGAGGATGACAAACTTATCTTCAATGACTATGATATTATTAATGAGTTAACTACATTTATTCAAAAGAAACAATCCTTTGAAGCCGATGAAGGATTCCATGATGACCTAGTAATGTGTATGGTTATCTTTGCCTGGTTGGTTCAGCAGGAATACTTCAAGGAGATGACGGATAATGATATTCGTCAGCGTATCTATGATGAACAAAAGAATCAAATTGAACAAGACATGGCACCGTTTGGTTTCATTACCAGTGGATTGGAAGGTGATGAAGGATTTGTACAAGATGGTACTGTATGGTATGGGGATACTCAAGAAGAAGTTGGGTACATGTGGAATCATTACTAATGAAATTTGACGATCAATTTTCTCTAGACCATTTGATCTTTAAGGAGAGGACTTGTCGTGCTTGCGGAAAAACTAAAAGTCTGATGGATGATTTCTACCTGACCAGGAAAAATAGGGCAACAGTAGAGTCAGCATATTCATACGAATGTAAGTTGTGTACAGTAAGAAGAGTGCTAGAAAGTAGGAAAAAGAGAGATACTACCTCGATGTGGGACTATCCAGATTGGTAATGTTCATGTCGAGTTTCCCCACTCAAAGAGTCCAAAAATCTAAATAATATTAGATTAAACTCTGGATACCTTAAGGAGAAAAACACATGGCAAGTCTTATCTCGCCTGGTATTGTAATCAAGGAACGCGACCTCACTACTGCTGTAGTAACAAACACCCAGTCTATTACTGGTGCTTTTGCTACATCTTTTGCTAGAGGACCCGTTGGAGAGATTACAACTATCGGCAGTCAGTCTGATCTACTAAACATTTTTGGCAAGCCTTCATCTGCTAATGCCGAAGATTGGTTTGTTGCTTCAGAATACCTAAACTACGGCGGTAGACTCGCTGTTGTCCGTGCTGAGACTGGCACGAATTCCGCTAACACTGGCAGCAATGCTGCTCTAAACGTCAGAAACTCTACCGATTGGTTGGGTGGTCTAGGAAGCGGCGAAACCTTTGTTGCTAAAAACCCAGGAGCATGGGGTAATGCTCTAAGAGTCGTAATCGTTGACCGTGGTCCAGACCAAGTTATTACTCTTGCTGGCACTCCTAGCACCACACCTACTGCTGGTGGCACTGTAACCTTCAATCTGAATGGCGGTGGAACTGCTACTGCTGAAGTTGTAGCTTTCGCTGACCCTGTTCTTACTATCGTTCTAGACAATCCTTCAGTTCTAGTTTCTACTGCTGATGAACTAGAAGATGGTGGCACCGACATCGCCATCAATGCTGTTGCTGATTGGTATTCTAACGCTACCGTTGGTGGTGTTGCTGCTTCCGCTATCGGTCCACGTCCTGGTACTTCTGCTTATGCTGCTGATCGTGGTATTAAGTATGACGAACTACACGTTGCTATCGTAGACAGCACTGGTGCTATCTCTGGTACTGCTGGTACTGTCATCGAGCGTCTAACCTATCTCTCGAAACTATCTGACGGCAGAGGTTCTGAGAATCAGTCCACATATTACAAGACTGCTATCAACGCTGGATCAGAATACATCTTCACGGGTACTACCGTTGTTGGTGCTATTGCTCCTTCCTCTTCTGATGCTGGCGATGCTTGGGCACAAGATTCTACCGACGCTGGTGTAAGTATGTTCACCCTCGCTGGTGGTACCTCAAACGATCTTGCTGATGGTGTAGACGACTACGATTACACTGCTGGCGAAATTGATAACGCTTACGAAGTATTCTCCGAGACTGAAGAATCAGTCATCGACTTCGTTCTTATGGGTGGTTCGATGGCAAGCGAGACCGACACCAAATCTAAGGCAGGTTCGGTAATGGCAGTTGCTCAAAACAGAAAAGACTGTATCGCTTTCCTATCTGCCCATAAAGGTAATCAGATTGCTGCCACTGGTGGTGCTCTAACGAGATCCCTTCAGAAGACTAACACAATCAACTTCTTCAACGCCCTAGCATCTACTTCCTACGCTGTATTTGATAGTGGTTACAAGTACATGTATGACCGCTTCAACGATCTGTATCGTTGGGTTCCTTGTAACGGCGACGTTGCTGGTCTCTGTGTTTCCGCTTCTGCCACTCTAGAAGATTGGTTCTCACCTGCTGGCACCAATCGTGGTGGTCTAAGAAATGCCGTTAAGATGGCATTCAACCCAACTCAGTCTGATAGAGACGAACTGTATCAATCAAGAATCAATCCTATTGTTTCTCTTCCTGGTACTGGAACTGTGCTCTTCGGTGACAAGACTGCTCTTGCTTCACCTTCAGCTTTCGACAGAATTAACGTTCGCCGTTTGTTCCTTGCTGTACAGAAAAGAGCAGAAGGTCTTGCTAAAGGAGTTCTCTTTGAGCAAAACGATGCTACAACTAGAGTTGGATTTACCTCTGCTTTGAATTCATTCATGGCAGAAATTCAGGCAAGAAGAGGAGTTACCGACTTCCTCGTAGTTTGTGATGATACGAATAACACCTCATCGGTAGTTGATCGTAACGAGTTTGTTGCTGAGATCTATATCAAGCCAACACGTTCTATCAACTATGTTACCGTTACTCTAACGGCAACCAAGTCTGGTGTATCCTTCAGTGAAGTTATCGGTGGTTGATAATTAATTTATTCACTTCACACACAAATTAAAGGAAAAAAACAATGGCAACACGTATTAACAATTTCATCACTAATATTGGGCAAGGCGTCAAGCCCAATATGTTCTCCATTGATATTCAATGGCCCGCTGGGGGACTCACCACAGGAGTCCCTGCTGACGCTACTGAAAAAGATTTGATCAATGTACTTTGTAAGTCCGCTGCTCTACCTGCTTCTAATCTAGGAGTAATCGAAGTTCCTTTCCGTGGTAGAACTGTCAAGATCGCTGGTGACCGTACCTTCGATACCTGGACTGCTACATTCTTCAATGATAAGGACATGAAGATCCGTGCTTACTTTGAATCATGGTTGGAGTCCATGAATACTCATGAAGGCAACTACTCGCCTAACTTCATTCCTACCAAGGAAACTGATGGTTACATGGCAACTGTTGGTGTCAAGCAACTTGAGAAGCATGGTGCTGAAGGTGGTCAGGTTCTTAGAGAATATGTTCTAAGACATGCCTTCCCAACTAATGTCTCCCAGATTGATCTTGCTTATGATAGCAATGATCAGGTCGAAGAGTTCTCAGTTGAGTTCCAATATTCTTACTGGACCGTTTCTGCTCCTACGACGAGTAACCTAGAGGCTGGTTCTTCAGGTAGATTCGGAACTGAAAAAGTAGTCGAACTTTGATCTAATAAATAGATCTATAGGAATATAGATCTATTGAAATGAGTCAACTGTTTGGTTTTATTATTAATAAAGGCGGCGAGGATAGGGGGCAATCTCCTATCCCGCCAAATCAAAATGACTCCGTAGCTGTAGCAGCTGGGGGTCATTTTGGCACGTATGTGGATGTTGACGGATCACAGGGTCGTAACGAATATGAGTTGCTCAAGCGTTACAGAGATATGGCACTCCACCCAGAGTGTGATTCTGCTGTAGATGAAATCGTTAACGAATTTGTCGTCAGTGATGCTGACGATTCTCCAGTAGAAATTGAACTTTCTAATCTTGATGTTAGTTCTGGAGTAAAGAAAAAGATTAGGGACGAGTTTAACTACGTCAAAAAACTTTTAAATTTCGACAAGAATGCTCACCAGATTATCAGAAGCTGGTACGTCGATGGTCGTACATATTACCACAAGGTTATCGACTTGGATAAACCTAAGCGGGGTATCCTCGAACTTCGTTATATTGATCCGCTAAAACTTCGTAAAGTTAGGCAGAAAATTAATAACCCCGAAGCTTCTTCTGAAGGAGTAAGAGGAACTGCTTTAGAATATGACTGGGGAGACTTTATTGATTATTATATTTACAACCCCAAAGGTTATGCTAACGCCATGACCGTAAATGCTACCTACGATTTTGCTTCTTCAAACGGAATTAAGATAGCAGCAGATTCTATTGCTATGTGTAATTCAGGTCTTACAGATTTGAATAGAAAAACTCCTCTAAGTTTCTTACACAAAGCAATCAAGTCTCTTAATCAACTTAGAATGATTGAGGACTCTCTTGTTATATACAGATTATCACGTGCTCCTGAACGTAGAATATTCTACATTGATGTAGGTAACTTACCTAAGATCAAAGCAGAACAATATCTACGTGATGTGATGGCACGTTATCGTAACAAACTAGTGTACGATGCCAGCACTGGAGAGATCCGTGACGACAAAAAGCACATGAGTATGCTAGAGGATTTTTGGTTGCCTCGTAGAGAGGGTGGACGTGGAACTGAGATCACCACCTTGCCTGGTGGACAGAACCTAGGCGAACTCAAAGATGTTGAGTATTTTAAAAAGAAGCTTTATAACAGCCTCAATCTTCCTCCTTCCCGTCTCACAGACGACAACAAAGGATTCAACCTCGGTAAAACCACTGAAGTCCTCCGTGATGAGCTCAAGTTCACTAAGTTCATCGGGCGTTTACGTAAGAGATTTGGCGAACTCTTCCACGATATTCTCAAGACCCAACTTATCCTCAAGGGAGTAATCGCTCCTGAAGATTGGGATGATATGGAAGAGCACATCCAGTACGACTTCCTATTCGACAATCACTTTAACGAACTAAAGGAACAGGAAATGATGCTACAACGAGTGAATGTTGTAGCACAAATGGATCCATTCCTTGGTAAGTATTTCTCAGTTGACTACATCCGTCGTCAAATTCTACAGCAGACTGAGAAAGAAATGAAAGAAATGGATAAGCAGATCAAGGGTGATATTGACTCTGGTCTTGCTATGAATCCTGCCGACATGAATACTTTCGATATGATGGATCGTCAAAATGATGCTTTCGCTCCAGAGTTAGAAGCACAAGCGGCAGACGATGCTACTGCTAGAGAGATTGAAAAAATGAAAGCTTTGCCCAAACCCTCTCCGTCAGCAAATAAAAAAAGTGATAAATAAATTATAACCCGTACTTATACTATGTCTGATCAACCACTTGATTCTGAAGTTCTAAATATTGTTGACTTAATTGCCGACAAAAAAAGAGCAGATGCTCTCGATAAAATCGATGACATTCTATACGCTAAAGCATCAGAAACGATTGATACGTACAAGAAGACCGTAGCTAATACGTTCTTTGATGAACCAACAGGCGATACTCCAGAAGAACAATGAAACTAATTACTGAAAGCATCGAAGACATCCAGATCCTTACTGAGGAAAAAGATGGCAAGAAAACCCTTTACATTGAGGGAGTGTTTCTCCAAGGAGAAATTAAGAACCGCAACGGAAGAGTTTATCCATTCGGTGTTCTTCAGAAAGAAGTTGAAAGGTATTCAGAAGAGTACGTTAACGCGGGAAGGGCACTAGGAGAACTAGGTCACCCCGATGGTCCCACTGTAAATCTTGATCGAGTGTCACACAAGATCACATCACTAAAAGCAGAGGGAACTAATTTCATTGGTAAAGCAAGAATTCTTGACACACCAATGGGCACAATTGCCAAGAGTCTACTCGGTGAAGGCGTAAAACTTGGTGTTTCTTCTAGAGGCATGGGTACTCTGAAAGAAGAAAATGGTGTGAAGTATGTTAGTGATGACTTCATGCTCGCCACTGCTGCTGATATCGTAGCAGATCCTTCCGCCCCTGACGCTTTCGTCAATGGAATTATGGAAGGTAAAGAATGGGTTTGGGAAGGCGGACTACTCCGTGAAAAACAAATCCAAGAGATGAAAAAAGAAATTGATAACGCTTCCAAAGCAAATTTGGAAGAAAGAATGCTCTCCGCATTCGATCAATTCCTTTCAAATCTTTGAATTCATAAATAATCTTAGAATAATCATTTAGATACTTACGAGGAAAACTCAAATGTCAGATATGCTTAACGAAAAGTTTGAGGAGTTTGCCAGTGAGCACGCCGCTGTACTTTCCGAGGCAGGACAAGATCCAATGCCAACGGTGACGGCTGCTGTTCTTCCTGGTGACGCCGCTGCTTCTGGACAATCACAAACTGCTGTTAACTCTAAAGCCGCTGCTGGTGAAGGTGCTTCAGGTCACGCTGCTCCTATTCAACCTGGCGTTGCTATTGGCCAGAAGGCTCCTCAAGAAGTTAACAGTGTAACCACAGCTCCCCATGAGCATGATGAGGACGGCGATGAGAATCCTGGTGCTAAGGCAGCAGCTCCTATTAGTGGTGGCATCAATAGCGAACCCAATCGTGGCGCTTCTAATACAGATCTACCTAATGGCACTGCTCCAAAGTTTGGCGCTGAGATTGCCTATGGTACTAGCGAAGGTGGTAGCGTAACATATCCCATCAAACCTAAGTTTGAAGAACTCGATGTATCTAGCGATATTGCTGCTCTAACCGAGGGAACCGAACTATCAGAAGAGTTTGCTGAAAAAGCAAAAACAATCTTTGAAGCTGCCGTCAAGTCGAAACTCACTGAAGAGTGGGCAAAACTTGAAGAGCAGTATGCCGCTCAACTTTCTGAGCAAGTAGCGTCTGTTAAGGCAGAACTTGCTGAAGAAGTTAATGGCAGCATCAACTACGCTGTCACCAAGTGGCTTGAGGAAAATCAAGTTGCTGTTGACCGCGGTATCAAAAATGAGATTACCGAAGACTTTATTACTGGTCTGAAGAGTCTCTTTGAAGAGCACTATATTAACATCCCCGACGAGAAAATTGACGTTCTCGAAGGTATGACTGAAGATTTTTGTAAGATGGAAGAACGCCTCAACGAACAGGTTAAGGCTAATATTGAACTTCAAAATCGTCTGAATGAATCTGCTAAACAGATCATCGTGAAAGAAATTTCCGAAGATCTAGTAGACACTCAAAAAGACAAGCTAGCATCACTTGCTGAAGGTGTAGATTTCACTACGGAAGAAGATTTTTCCAAGAAACTTACAACCATCAAGGAGTCCTACTTCCCTAAGGAAGGTGCTCCTAAAGTAGTTGCCGACGAAACTCCAGTAGAAGCAGAAGAAGTATCACCAGCAATGGCACAGTACCTCAATGCTATGAACCGCTGGAATCAGTGATTCACTAAATAATTATCAAACACACTTCCTAACAAATATCGGAGATACAATGTTTAACGCAGAACATCTCCAGGAAAAGTGGTCTCCTGTTCTTAACCATGGCGAATCTCCTCTAATTGAGGACCGCTATAAGAGAGCAGTTACCTCCGTACTCCTGGAAAACCAAGAAAGAGCTATTCGTGAAGAGCGTGGTATGCTCAACGAAGTAGCAGTAAACGCACTAGGCGCTAGCACCGTTAGTCCTGCTGGTTCGGCTCTAGCTTCCGCTAACACTGGCGGTCTTGCTGGTTTCGACCCCGTACTGATCGGTCTAGTACGTCGTGCTATGCCTAACTTGATGGCATATGACGTATGTGGCGTTCAGCCCATGTCTGGTCCTTCTGGACTTATCTTCGCCATGAGATCTCGCTACGAGAACCAAGGCGGCGAAGAAGCACTGTTCAACGAGCCCGACGCTGGCTTCACTGCTGGTCTCGACGCTGCTGCTGGTGATTACACCCCTAGAACTGGCGCTGGTGTTGGTGGCGACGCAGAAGGTAACAACCCTGCTCTCCTCAACGATGGTTCACCTGGCACCTACGAGACTCCTCAAGGTTTCTCCCGTGAAGATCTAGAGCAAGCTGGCGATGCTGGCAAGTTGTTCCGTGAGATGTCATTCAGCATTGAGAAGACTTCTGTGACTGCTAAGTCCAGAGCACTCAAAGCAGAGTACACGCTTGAACTCGCTCAAGACTTGAAAGCAATTCATGGTCTAGATGCTGAGCAAGAACTCGCTAACATTCTGTCTAGCGAAGTTCTAGCAGAAATCAACCGTGAAGTCGTCAGACGTGTATACAGCGTTGCTAAGAAAGGCGCTCAGAACAACGTTGCTAACGCTGGTATTTTTGACCTAGACGTTGACAGTAATGGTCGTTGGTCCGTTGAGAAATTCAAGGGTCTTCTGTTCCAAATTGAGCGTGACGCTAACGCGATCGCCCAAGACACTCGTAGAGGAAAGGGTAACTTCATCATCTGCTCTGCCGATGTTGCTTCTGCTCTCGCCATGGCTGGTGTACTTGACTATTCCTCAGGTCTTTCAGGCGCTGGTGGTCCTTCCATCGGTACTGTCGATGACACTGGTAACCTCGCTGTTGGTACTATCAACGGTCGTATCAAGGTCTTCGTTGATCCTTACTCTGCTAACCTTAGCGATAAGCACTACTACGTAATGGGTTATAAGGGTACTTCCCCTTATGACGCTGGACTATTCTACTGTCCTTACGTTCCCCTCCAAATGGTTCGTTCCATTGACCCTAACAACTTCCAACCAAAAATTGGATTTAAGACTCGTTACGGCATGGTTTCCAACCCATTCGTCACCACCGACGGCGCTTACAACGGCACCCCTGATGGCGAGACACTCACCGCTAACGTTAACATGTACTACAGACGTGTACAAGTTACGAACTTGATGTGATCCATCTTCTTTAGATACCAGGGGGACCGAAGTCCCCCTTTTTTTATGGAGATATTATGGACGAACATTTTTTAAATGGGAGATTTATTTTTTTCGATCCCGCCTATCAATTTAACGAACCAAAATTACCATCAAAAATTATTCTTGGTGTAAAAATTCAAAAATTATATTCGTTATCAAAAAATAAATCCCCCATAACAATACAAATAAAAGATATTGCTTTACCTGACGCTCCTGTCTATGAACACAGATTAAAAAATGCTGATACTTCATTTCCCATATGGGTTATTGAAGGAATTAAAAATCCAGAGGATGAAAAATATTTACTGATAGATGGGAAACATAGAGTTCATATATTAAATAACGATTCAATACAAGCAATAGTTTTTTCAGTAAAAGAAGTCAGACCAGCACTAGAAGTTCTACCAAAGTAGCGCTACTTTCAGTCAGTGAGTCCTCACAAGAGGCCCCTTTCCATTAAATAGATGTATCATGAGTACACACTATGCCTAGAAGCACCATGCTCAAAACCGACATTTTGGCGAGACTATATAAATTAAAGAACGAACTTTATGAAGAGCATCAGGTAGCAAAAACTGGACAATGGAAGGACGGTGCTCATTATGCTTATAATAAAGTCCTTGATATCTTACAAGAGTATAAACAATGAGAACAGATCTAGATTTCATAGACAGTATTCTAAGTGACACAGACAACGAGACCCAGACATCTCGCCGTGCTAGGATTAGTAATAATATTTCCGAAGCAACTGAAGATGACTGGAATGACTTCTGGAACAGTGTCGATGACTGATGACTGGCGGTATTCTGATGACCGTATGAAGGTACGTGCTCAGGGATTGAACACCCTACTCAAGAAGTTTGGATCAGAACTCTGCTCAGACGGGTCTCCACGCTACTCCAATCAAAGTATTTACGAATGTGTACACGATTGGGTCTCTACAGGTAACAGTCGCTGTGACGGCATCGTGGCATACTACCAGGCATATTACACTAAATAGTATTACTTGGGAAGTTGACACATGCCTGCTGAATGGTACAAAGAACAAATTAGTAACAGAAACTATCTCTCTCCAGTAGGATTCAAACTCGTACTGGAAAAGTTTAGAGGGGTAGATTTTTTCTGTCAGCGAGTAAATCTTCCTGATGTTACTATGCCATTCACAGAAGTTCCCACTAGGTTCCGTCAATTTCCTATCGTAGCTGGTGGCGGGGTAACATACGGGGACTTAACGGTTTCGTTTATCGTCGATGAAGAGTTAATTAATTGGAAAGAAATTTACAATTGGATTAGAACAAACGGTAATTCTGAGGAGCACATGCCTACAGAAGAACCAGAATATTGTAATGGTCAGGTTCTAATCTACACTTCATCGTATAACATCAACCACGTAATCAATTTTGAAAATCTATTTCCAATCAGTATATCTGAAATGAACTTCAATGCTTCAAGCAATGACATCGAATACTTTACAGCACAAGTAACTTTCAAGTATACTGGTTATACTATCCGTGACGAAAAATTTACTGAATGAATTTTGACAAACTACATCAAAAATTTGAAAAAATTAAAGAAGAGTGGGCAACAGATAGTCATGTAGATTTTGAATTTAAGAACAAAAACTACACTGCTGATCTAGGTAAGATCTCAATGGAGATCCCTTTCCAACATAATAAATACTTAAACCATTACACCGATCTTTCACAGATTAAAACTAGTCTGGAATTTGAAGTCCGTAAATTGGTACGTGAAAAACGAGAGTATTATAGCGGTGAAGCAGAAGCACGTGTCTACGCCGAAAAACCTTTTGGATCCAGTATCAAAACCGCCGACAAGATGAAAGTCTACCTTGAGTCGGACGACGACATCATTAACCAAGAAGCAAAGATCAAGTACATTGATCAGATGCTTTACTTTCTAGATCATGTTTTAAAGTTAGTTTCTCAAAGAAACTATCATGTGAGGAACGCTATTGAATGGGAAAAGTTTATTAATGGAAACTAATGTCCCTGATCACAGTAAAGAAAAAGAACGAGGTATATCTCACTCTTACTTCCGAGCAGCATGTTCACCATGAATTATCAGACTACTTCTCCTTTGAATTACCAGAGGCAAAGTTTCTAAAGAGGCAACCCAGATTTAGATACTGGGATGGAATGATTCACCTGTACTCTCCTGCTACAGGTGATTTGTATTGCGGATTACTTCCCCACCTCAAACAATGGTGTGATGAACGAAGATATAAATTAAGTTACGAATCTAATGATTGGTTTGGTGATGTAGAAGAACCCAATAAGTTTGTCTCCCCCAAAGGCGTTGCCGATTATATGAATTACATCTCTAAGTACAAACCTAGAGATTACCAATACATGACAGTGTATAAAGCACTGAAGAACAATAGGGGATTGTTCGTGTCACCTACAGGTTCTGGTAAATCTCTAATGATTTACAGTATCGTGAGGTACTATGCTGCTGCAAATAAAAAAATACTATTGATTGTTCCTACTACATCTCTAGTAGAACAAATGATTAAAGATTTTAAAGACTATGGATGGAACGCTGAAGATTATTGCCACACCATTTATTCAGGCAAAGATAAAAATACTGATAAACCAGTTGTCATCTCGACATGGCAGTCAATCTATAAATTTCCCAAAAGATACTTCGATGACATTGAGTGTGTTATCGGTGATGAAGCACATCTATTCAAGTCGAAGAGTCTGACAGGCATCATGACCAAACTACACAACGCTAAGTATCGCTTTGGGTTCACAGGTACACTAGATGGTAGTAAGACTCATAAGTGGGTGTTGGAAGGACTCTTTGGTGCCTGTGAGAAGGTTACTAGAACTGATGATCTAATCAAGCAGGGACATCTATCAAAACTTCGTATTAAGGTGTTAGTGTGTAAGCATGAATACAAATATTTTGAAGACTATCATGCTGAGATGGAATACATTGTTGAGCACGAACAACGTAATAACCTTATCAAAAATTTAGTTAGTGATATTAAAGGTAATACTCTAGTGCTGTTTAACTATGTGGAGAAGCACGGTGAACCACTTTATGAATTAATAAATAGTAACATACGAGACCGTGAAATCTTTTTTGTTCATGGCGGTACAGATGTAGAAGATAGAGAAGAGGTTCGTAGACTTACGGAGACTCAGGACAACGCCGTTATCATTGCTTCATACGGCACTTTCTCTACTGGTATTAACATCAAACGTTTACACAATATTATCTTTGCTTCCCCAAGTAAGTCGCGGGTACGTAACCTTCAGTCCATCGGACGTGTCCTCAGGAAAGGCGAAGGCAAAGACATAGCAACCTTATACGATATCGCTGACGATATCTCTTCCAATAGTAGAACCAATTACACCCTTAACCACTTGACACAACGAATCAAGATTTACCAGGAAGAAAACTTTAAGTATGAAATCATACCTATTAAATTAAAATAATATGGAAGAAGAATTTTATTCAACAATTAAACTAACAACTGGTGAAGAGATAGTTGCCAAAGTTCATTATTTAGATAATGAAAATCAACTCCTTGTGGAGAATCCCAAGAAAGTTGAACCAGTTAAGTCTCGTAAGAATGGTGAACTAGTACAAGGATTTGTTTTAGTAGATTGGATTCATTCTACTTACGATAATATGTTTATCTTGTCTATGGACAGTATACTAACAATGTCAGAACTAGACAAAAGAATCGAACGCTATTATCTATCTACTGTAGATGATCATGATGATGATAAAACAGGTGCTAAAGTAGCATCTTCTGAACTCAATGAAAAGATGGGGTATCTAGGTTCTGTCAATGATATGAAAAAAACACTAGAGAAAATCTATAAGACTAGCTAAAATCTATGTCTCTTTTAACCCCTGACAGAGTTATTGTACTGAGTTTCTGAGGTTTTGTCAAGGCCTTGACAAAAACACAGTCATGGACTATACTTTATAAATGGTAAGCAAATCAAAACATGTCTTATGTCAAAAAAGAACACCGAGTATTACGTAAATAACAAAGACTTCTTGGAAGCAATCACTGCCTTTAAAAATAAAGTACGTGAGGCAGAAGAGCAGGAAAAGACCCGCCCACGGATCCCCCACTATATTGGAGATTGCTTTCTTAAGATCGCCACTCACCTTTCTTATAAGCCTAATTTTGTCAACTCC